GGTAAATAGCATAGTAAATTAATGTTAGCCATCCCCAGAATATACCAATATTGAACGACTAAATATGAAATATCCTATTTTCGTATGGTAATATCACAAAAAAAAAGTTCTTAATTTTTGTCTCCATATTTTACCCCCCGAACCTCCCCATTTTAGAAAAAACTCATACAAAAAGTGAAGAAAATGACCCGTTAATTTCAAGTAATTTAGAGGAAAAATATACAAAATATGCTGATTTAATAGGGTACATAAAAAATATACAATATATACAATTATAAATATTACCGGGTGATTTTTGTATTAACCAAATAGTCTGCACATGTTAATAGATTCAAGGTCATTTTCTTGTGTTTCAAATAACTTATGTAATAGGGTATCATCGCGTATTCTGACAGTATAGTCTTGTTGTATGTTATTACGTCCAAAACGTCCCAATGCTTGAATAGTCTTTTGTTGGGTCATATTACTCAAGTCCTTGCCGATGAACCCGTGACAGAATTGATAATTAGTGCCATAAATATAGTCAGAAGAGGCAATAATCATGTATAACTGTTGTGAGTAAGCTAATCGTTTAATAATTTCTTTGTATTGAACGTGAGTATCTTCTATGAATAATCCAATACCTAACAATAGCAACAATTTCAATGTATTTTCAATAGGAAGTGCCATAATATCACGAATGCTTTGTTCGTCAATATTTGAAACGAAAGCCCTTTCATTGATATCTCCAAAATAATTCCATAATTGCTGATGTTGTACGCTGTTAGGAATATATTTTGGGTCAAGTGAAATAGAACGAATATCTTTACGTAATTTTTCAATTTGGGCGTGACATTTGCGTGATTCGTTGGTCATTCGGTCACTATCTTTTGAACTTTTTCTATCATTATCGCTGGAAGCACCTAATGTTTTAGATTCGTAAACCTCAATTTCGCGTTCAAGATTGTCAATTTTCCTAGCGATTTCATCATTTTTTGTAATCTTGTATAATACATTTTGTAAGACATTGTCGGGTATTTTGGTTTGTTGAATGTAAAAGGTTCCAATTTTATTGACATCTTCACATAAGAATAATGTAGGACCATCGGTTAAAGTGTTAGCATCTGAAGTAGTAACAAGTAATCCACCAGTGTTTTTGTATGGTTTAGGTTTATTGTCTGTGAGGGAAGACATACTAATGCTGCGGAATAAATGTTCTCCGGCTAAATCATCACTAGAAGATGTAAAAGAGTTTGATTCACTTTTTTGTCTAGTTATAGGTGGTATAAAACGTGATTCGTGGTTTTGAGAAAAGTGATTATGAATAATAGTCCATTGTTCTTGTGTAATGCTTGACATAGCTTCCAAATAATATATTTTCAAACTGTTCATATGGATATCTTCCAAATGATTTTGGAAATAGTTATTTATTTGTAGTGATGGTTCTAGAAACTCTGATTCATTCAAGAATAATACAACTTGGACTATTTCTTGTAAGTCAAAATATCGTAGTAATGTTTTGTTATTATTACAATGATTTAAGCAGTTTTGTAATTCTTGAAAGTCATTGAATAAGTAGTGTGGTAATACGGGTTTACCTTCTTTATTTAATATAGGAATGGACTTACGACAGTCATAGCTACTAATATAATGTATAATAGCATTTTCAAATTTGTTGGAAAAGCTTTGTCTGACGGGTTCAATTTCATGTTCTGGAGGTAATGTAGCACAAGACAGGACAACAGAAGGAATCTTATTATGAAGCCAATTATTGCGTATAGTATTATGTAGGTCGTGAGTTTCATAGTCCATTGTAATAGTAGGTTCATCCCAGTAGGTAATTATTTGTTGGGGGTCGTTGAATTCAAGCATATACTCCATAGCAGTTAAATAGGAATGAACATCACATATCATAAGTTCAACATTAGTTCCAACACTATTATCAACCTTACCAATACCACCTGAACGACGATGTTTGGTATATTCAACAGCAGAGAAGTAATGAAGGCGTATATCATCAGGACTATTACATCCAAATGCGAAAGCAACTTTTTTTTCAACAGAAATACACGATTTAGCTAGGGCTAATCCAATATGACGTGCAACACAAACGAATATAATGCGATAATTTTCGGATAACCCAATAGGAGATAAAGTTTTACCAGTGCCGGTAGGGGCAGTATAAAATACAAGTTTAGGTTGGAAGGGGTTAGTTTCAGAAGGAGGTGAAAAGTGAGTGAATAACTCTTTTTGATGTCTGAAAAGAGTAATGTCTTCATATTTTAATAGGTAAGGGTTTTGTTCAATGTATTCGTATGCACGTTGAACCATAGTAGTAGCATCAGTATTAGAGGCAAGGTATTGTAAATAGGGTTCCATAGTTTGCAATACGTGTGTATTGATGTTAGAAATGGATGATTTGCGTAATTGAATGATGGTATATAAGTGACAAGCATAGAAATTGACTCCTTTATGAAAGCATTTCAATAGGTCATTGAATATGAAGATAAGCAAGAATTCAAATATATATTGGCTATTTTCCTTGATACTAGCGTCAAGATTTTGGATGCGAATCATATCGGCACTGTTTAAACGACGTAATTCATTATCCGCGGAATTTGAAGAAGTATTTTGTGAGGGGATATTTATTTTTTTTCCATATTTACGAATGGTTTTTTGTAATGCATCTTGAAAGTATTTTTTGTACAACATAGACTCAATAACAGGTGTTTTTTGTATTTTTGTAAAGGAGAAGAGGGATGTATGATAATTGGAAAATATATTTACATTGTAGAAGCCTTCTTGTATGAGTTTTAAAATACGTTTCTCACTACTGGAGACAGGAACTTCAAGATTGTCCCATTCGCGCTTTGAAAGTTTAGTTTGTGATAAATCCATTTTGTAAAGAATATGTGTTATGGTATAAAAGAATGAACATTTCAATTTTTCGTGAATAAGCAAATGAAAATAAAAAGAATAATTGAATAAAATAAAATAAACGTAATGGGTTAGAAGATGTAATGGAATGCTTCAAGAATGGTTTAAAACAAAACGTTCAGTGATATCATTTGAAGACGTGCAGAAGATAATTCCTAATAAAAGTAATTACATAATAATAAATACGTTGCCTACGAATGAACAGAACTGTTTGATAACAAATACAATAGGTTATATGGAAGAAGAGAAAATAATAAACCAATTAATGAACCAGTATGATTTTTACAGTAAAAGATTTGTGATTTATGGTAAAAATTGTAATGATGAAACAGTAGAAAAGAAATGTTCTCAATTAAAACAGTTAGGATTTACGTATGTGTATTGCTATATGGGGGGAATGTTTGAATGGCTGTGTTTGCAAGATATTTATGGGGAAGACGAATTTCAAACAATAGGGAGAGAGTTAGATATATTAAAGTATAGATGTATGCCAGCATTGTAATATAGGGAAGGTTATATTACAATAAAATTAAGAAGTGGTAGAAGGAAGAACGCTAATGACTTTATCACTAGATGAGAGTTCAAGATTAGATTCAATAATAGGTTGTTCTTCAATGTCAGGTAACAATTCTATTTTATCAGGGTCAACAGCATTAAATTGTATTTTACGGGTTAAGTAAGATGATAAAAAAACATTTTGTTTTGTATTTACAATGTCATATACATCTTTAAGTTTGAGACTCATAAAGAGTACATTGGTAATGTATACAGTGACAGTATTATTATTTAAGTAGTGAATGAATACAGTGACACCACTAATACCTGCGTTCATAATAAATAATACCATAGCAATAGTGCCGGAAAGTTGGTACATTTTATCAGAGTAAAGGATACGGTCGTGTTTATCTTTCGGGAGCTTATTTAATTCTTGACCAACAGACTCGTTATCTCGGGGTAATGTTTTGTCTACTTCTAAATAATTAATCATTTTATGTTCTCGCTGAATTTCAACTAAATACATAAATAAGAACACACATAATGTGACGGTGTTGATGGTAAAGCCGGTAATAAGAATAGGGTCAGAAGAACCAACGTGTTCAAATGTAGAACACACATGGTCGCCGCATTTTTGTGGAACAGTAAGTAATAACATACAACTCATCCAAACACGATATAATTCAAAGACGAACGCAATGTAAACGTTAACTTTTTGTTGGAAATCTTGTGATTCCATAGTCTCTTTGATGCTATTACGGCGTTCTTTTGAGATCATTTAGAACACTCTATATAATAATAAAACAAATTTTTAATATTATATATGAATGTAAAATTGATTGGAAACAGATAAAATAATGTATTAAAAATAGCAACGTATTATATACTAGGTATATTGAGATGACAAGACCACTGTTAATATCTATTGAAGGAAACATAGGAGCTGGTAAGACAACAATTTTGAAAATGATTAGTGATATGTATAGCACATCACAGGATAAGATAGTATTTCTGAAAGAGCCAGTAGAACTGTGGTATAATATAAAAGATGAAAGTGGTAAAACAATGTTAGAAAACTTCTATGAAAACCCAAAGAAAAACGCATTTGCGTTTCAAATAATGGCTTGTGTAACACGGACAAGTATCATAAAGAATGCAATGAAAGAACATAAAAACTGTGAAATAGTGTTATGTGAGCGTTCAATTGAAGCGGATTCAAAAATATTTGCCAAGATGCTGTATGATGATGGATTAATGAGTAAAATGGAGCATTCTATTTATATGTTATTGTATAATGAAAATATAGCAGACTATTCAGTAGATGGAATAATTTACATTAGCACAAACCCAGATAAGTGTTATGAACGGGTGCAAAAGCGAAATCGTGAAGGAGAAAGCAATATCGAAATGGATTATTTGGTGAAATGTGATAAGTATCATATGGACTGGTTATTAGATGACCATATAGATAATAACTCAAATATTTTAGAATTAGATACGAGTAAGGATATTGATATTCTAAATCCAAAACAATATCAATTTTGGGTAAATAAGATAAGTTCGTTTATTGATGATGTTAAAAAAGGAAAAATGGAAAAAGAAAACTAGGAAAAGTATTGATTAATTAAATGAGACTACAATTTTGACGTCTTCTTTCTTGATGTATTTACAAGCAGACATAGATAACTCCTCTCTTTTTTTTCTAGTTTTATTATCAGTGGATTTATTCTTGGAAGAAGAGTTGCGAGTATTCATATCAGCTTCAATTTCCTTATAATGTTCTTCAATATAATCTATAACATTATTTTGTAGAGCCCATTTGAAAAAGTTTAATTGTCCGATAGTAGTTTCCATATATCGGGTCTCGTCGTAAGGAATAGTAATGCGGTCCCATCTGCAAAAGGGGTCAAACCGCTTTTTGGAGTAAGCTTTTAATTTCAGTTTATAATCGTGAAACACTTTGAAACGAAAGGTGTTATTATTTACTGTAATTTCATATACAACAAAGTTTTTTTTGGCATAGTTAGTAACAAACCAATCAACGATTCGTAAAGAAATATCTGATTCACCATTAATAATGTTCATCATACGTATTAAGTTATCTTGGTCACTATAAAATTCCATTAAGCTTGATAACAGTAGATGATTCTGGGTAGAATGATTCGGCAGTAGACTTGTATACATATTTTTATTGTATTGTATGTATATGCGTAATAGAAGCATTTAAATACTTTTACTGTTGAAATAACATTTATTATAAACATAAAGGTAACTTTTGGATATAGATAGTGTTGTTAGATGGTTGAGGAATCAAGAGTATTAGTATCATCGTCTCTTTTGTTTATGTTTACATCGTTATACGCAATGTATTACCGTAACTTACATTTTTCTATTTTGAATGCGTTATTGGCATATGTTGAGGTAATGTATTGGATGAACCCAGTAGAAGGGTTGTGGAAAATGATAAACAATACAGTAGTCGGATATTCTATTTTCATTTATTTCATTGAGGGTTCTTACCAAGTATGTGTAGTTCATATGGAAACTCATAGTTATTTAAGAACAGTAAGCACAGTATTGACAGCCTTGATATTCAATTCATATTTAAATGTGTGTTTTCAAGAAGAGCCAAGGCGGCAATATTGGTGGTATTATGAAGTGTGGTTTCAAATGGTTGCAGCAATAGGGCAAGCATATGTAATAAAGTTAGTGTCGATGGATAAATCTTCATAAAAATATGTCGTCTAGGTGTTTCTTATTTTTTTGTGAATCATAGTAACCTTGTAAATATAGGTTTGTCAGGTTAAATCGTAAATCATTAGAATACATATAATCTTGAACACTCATATCTGGTTGAAAGCTGTTATTCCACATAGAAGGGCTAATAGTTAATACCGGTGCGGTTGTGTTTAAATAAGGGTATTTAAAGAATCCTCCATCAAATGTAACGCGTCCTCTATACCGATGTATAAGACCTCCTGTAATGAAAGGAATATGAGAACTAGCAATACAACAGTTTAATACATCATCAATAGTTTCAAAATCGTTATAAATTACTAGCTTGAAATTAAACCATTTACGTAAAACCGTGACACCAATACTAATTCTATCAAGTTGGAAATCATTATTTGTATATTTTTGTAAAATAGTTTCTTTGAGCGTTTGTTCTAGTTGGTACATAGAGGTAACATTGTTAATATTATCGTACAGTAGGGAATCAATAAATTCAGTTTTATTACCAGTGAAAGATAAGAATAAAGAGTTCCATGCTCCAGCAGAAGCACCAGTATAAATATAGTTTGTTAAGTCATAATTTTCTTTTATGTAGGAAGATACGCCTAAAAGATAAAATCCGTGAAGACCTCCTGGTGTACTCACGATAAGGGATTTGGGCTTTTGTTTTATCTTATATTCTCCGTTATCGTAGTTTAAACGATACTTTTTGTAAATTGAAAAAAACGTATTATACATAAAAAAAGAATTACATGAAAATAAATATGATAAAAATAGAATAGTTAATATTGTAGAATAAGTCATACATAACAGTTACAAAATAATTATTTTTTGGGAATAACATCAACTGGTCCTGGAATGAGTGGGCAAGCAGAATAAACAAAATTAACAGGTCCATACTCTTCTGTAATATTGGTGTTTGTAAGTGTTGTGTCACAAAAAACATCAACAATTTTGTCGGCACAATTATTATCAATAGCGTATTTACCAACCATCCACCATTCATTCATAGTTTTCAAACGGAATTCATCATGTGGAATATGTATACGGTCAGCCTGTAATATAACTAATTCATTTTCAACTTGGTCAATAAATTTGCTATAACTGTCTATCTTACCTTTTTCATTCTTAATAGCGTAACTAATTTGATGTTGCATAAGACGTCCATAGTTAGTAATATATCTATTTTGACAACCTTGTAAGATAACAAACCCCATACTGTATGCTCTGTCTGCAATACAAGATAAATTATATTTTTGAATTTCCATCAAGATTTTATTACCACTTTCAACTGAACCACCAGGGGTATCTAAATAAACGTAAATGTCTTTTTTATTGTTTAACATATTTAATTTGTGTAAGAAAGACGTAGCTGTTTCATCGTCAATAGCGTCCTTGATAGTGATTACATTGGAAGAGTTCAAATAAATAGGGTAATGAGTATAGACATTTGTCGTCCATAAACTGAATAAAAAAAGTAGTAGAAGCATCATTGTATAGTAATATATACAATGATTTTTTTACCGAATGGGGTAATCTGTGACAATACCGTCTAAAGGGTATTGTTTCATAACATTATAGATGTAATCATCGTCACAAGTATAACTGAAAACAGTCATATTTTTTGATTTCAAGAATTCAATATTTTCATGGTTTAATGCCGTCCAATGTAAACACACAAAATCAAGGTCTTTTGTTAGAAAATCAAGCTGTTCGATAGTGAAGTTATTTGAAGTAGTTAACCCTAAAGATATAGGTAGGCGTGTATTACGTATGGTCTCTATTGAATGACGATCAAATCCACTTATGTATATATTACGAAGTTGTTGATTTTGGAATAATGCAGATAGCATATCAATGAGGGGATATGCTACATCCGGAGACCCTTTTACATCAAGAAAAATTTTTATAAGATTAGGTGAAATATCTAAAAAAAAATCGGCCAGTGTGTTAATACCAAAGGAATTGAGTTCGGCTAATTCATAATCTATAATAGCTTTCCCGTTCAAATAAGTATCATGAAAAATAACTATTTCACCTGTTTTACATAATTGTATATCCATTTCAATCATATCAAAACGATGGTGAACAGCTTGACAAAATGATTCCATGTTGTTATCACCATATTCAGCCGAGTAGCCACGATGAGCGATTTGAAGCATATCTATTGTATAGTGTGAATTAGTAAAATAAAATATACAAAACTTTATACGCTTGAAAAATATAGAAACAATTTATACAAATATTTATATTCTAATAATGGCTGGACGTAAATTGTTAAAGCACGAATTAGAAGAGAAAGTAGTTGAATTAGAGGCAGAATTGAAAAACATCAAAGATAAACATATTGTATTGAACGACCAATATGAATTATTAGAAAAACAAAACACTGTCCTACAAACAGAAGTAGATTCGTTTGAAAGGTTTGAAAATAAATTAGATAATATCTATAAGATAGTATATGACTTGAAGCGACCCACTATCATTGGAGTAATATGTACTTTCTTAGAAAGTATCCTTTTTAATAAACCAACTACTAGTTTAAATAATTTCAGTAATCATTACAATGAAGAACAAGATAATGAAGATGATGAAGATGATGAAGATGATGAAGATGATGAAGATGATGAAAAGGAAGAAGAGGAAGAACAAGAAGAACAAGAAGAACAAGAAGAACAAGAAGATATTGTTATTGAACCACCATCACCAGGTGATATCTAGATACGTGTTAATCATCCTAATTGACACGTATTATATGTTGATTATATTTCTTCTTCTATGTAAGAGTCAAGTATAGATTTTAAAATAGACATTCGCATATATACACCGTTTTCCATTTGTTCAAAATACATACATCGGTGGTCAGTATCAACACTAGTATGTATTTCTTGATTTCTGGGTAAAGGATGCATAATAATAGCATCTTCTTTCATTTGGTCGCATATGATAGAGTCGATAATAATATCTGCTTTTTGAATATCTTCTCTTCGTTCTTGTTGTAATCGTGTAACATATACAACATCATATATAGACCAGTCAATATTATCTTTATCCCATAATAATTGCCCGGGTGAATTGTTTGAGCGAGTTAATAAGGAAATGGTTGTATCTGTTGGCTTACAGCCGGAATAAGGTAATACGTGTATATTGACAGGAGGGAACCTATATAGTAAATGAATAAGTGAGTGAATAGTTCTAGAATGTAGTATATCGCCTACTAGTAAAATATTGTATGGTTCATAATTTTGTATTTGTGGTGTTTCATCAAGATAAGTAATAACGTGGTGTTTCCAAATATTTTTAAAATGGTCATAAATAGTAAAAAGGTCTAACATGGCTTGTGTAGGATGTTCGCCGTCGCCATCACCAGCATTTATAACTGGAATACAAGAGACTTCATCAGCCCTTTGAACGGACCCTTTTTCAGGGTGCCGTACTACTAAAATATCTCCATAACAAGAAAGTGTTGTAATGGTATCTTCAAAACTCTCACCTTTTTTAACACTAGAAACATCTTTATTGAATGAGATAACTTTACCTCCTAACTGGTATGCGGCACTTTCAAATGATAGTGAAGTTCGCGTGCTAGGCTCAAAAAAAGCATTTACTAAAATAAACGAATATGTTTCAAAAGCAGGTACATATTTATATAAATATGTATTTCTGAGAAGGGTTTTAATGTAAGGAATGGTGAGAGTTCTAGTAGATAGCATTAATATCCTACTTACAATTACTGTTGATAATATTTCGTGATAAATAATGTTTAATTAGTTTTATAAAAAATAGGGATTCAGTATATACAGATGAAACTGTTTATCCTGTTGAGTATAGGGTTAGTACTGCTAACAAGTGTAACACCAGAATACTGTGTATGTACTACAGTAGAATGCCCAATACAAGGGGAAAATAGTTTAGTAATGGGGGATGGGAATGCAAATATGTCGTATATTTACAACCAGCACGGGGATTACTTGGTAGTGGTTTCAGCAAAAGGAACTATAACACCAGAATCACTAGACAATGGTAGTGAAACTACAACTTGTACACAAAAATATTCACGAATGTTGGATGATGATGGAGTGCAAGACTGTGACGCAGGACATATATTGGCAAACCGGTTGGGTGGTTATGGAAACCACCCTTTGAATATTTTTCCTCAAGACCCATCTACGAATCGTGGTATATACTCTCAAATGGAAGGAAGGATATACGATTGTATGCATGAAGCAAACGAAGGCTATTTATCGTGGGAATTCATTTATGCGAATTCTACCAGCACGAAACCAATTAATGTAATATATAGTGCTGAATTTGATACAGGGTGCGAACCAATGAAAGAGACGTTTCCTAATTGAGTTCATTTTTATTAATCCAATTAACAATTGATTCGTCTGTGAAATGATGACCGCTACATAGTTCTGGGTCAGCAGATAAGAGGTATTTGATAGCTTCACCAGTAATTTTTGATTGCTCTCTTTTATTACAAATAATTTGCTTATTCAATGAAGATGGATTTGCAAACTTTGTTGGCCATATACTATTAACGTGAATATTAGGGAATTCGGCGTTCCATGTTTTTAACATCATAGTAAGACTCATCATAGACATGCTATAATATAAATGGGGAACCCAATAATGTTTACTATCAATGTAACTTAATGGTGGTGAAATAGCCAAAATACGTCCTCCTGCCTTTCTTTTATGAGCATACCGAATATATTTTTGCCCCAATAAAAAATTGCCTTTAATATTTACATAGGTCATATTATTTATAGCAGATTCGGTAACATCCAAAGTATTGTATAACTTGGTAGAAGAAGCGTTTAATACAATACCATCAATTGCTCCAAATATATCAACTGTTTCTTGTAGGGCATATTGAATATGATTTCTATGTGTGATATTACAATCAATGGCAACACAATTAGCCCTTTGTGTCATATCTGTAATTTTTTCTGCGGCAGTATAGATATTATTTTTGTATTTTGCATCATCACGAGTGCATGTATCAAGAAGAACAACGTTAGCCCCGTGTAAAGCAACAGAGGAAGCAATACTGTAGCCAATACCGTAATGTCCTCCTGTAACAATAAATGTTTTGTTTTTTAAAGATTTTAGAATAGGGTTTAAAATATTTGTGTTATGAATGGAGTCTTTTAAGACTGTATATGTGCGGTTAATCATAGTAGGGCTAATCATTGGAAAAGTATATTATACCAGAGTGTAATATGTTTATATGGATTTTTAATAGTGTTTAGTGTAGGTTTATTAAAGAAGGCTTCTTGTTCGGAGTGTTCTAACTCAAATGGAATAATGGAAGGAGTATTTTTTTGAACGTGTTTGAATAAGGACCATATAGTCCCATTTGGTAGTAAATATTTTTGAGCTTGATATAAAGCAATATAACAAATAAGTAAAAGAGTGCCATTCATGTTATACAAATGGAGTAATATTGTAAATAAAATGAAATAAAAATATATCAATTTTATAGGTTAAGATGTTTCGGAAATCAAAGTCATATGAAAATGTGAGAAAAGATAGCAATGATAAAGGAACAATACGTCCTGTAGTATCAAATAATGACGTAGATTCATTGAGTGAAGAAAAAAATAGCTTTTTACATGAAGGTAGTTATGGTGAATTTGTGCAAGAACCAGGTTATAGAGATCGTCCATTACGACAATATATTATGAAACGAGTATATAAAAAAATAGCACCTTTATAATTTTTTTAGGATGATAATATAGATGGGACAAAAGTATTATTATGATCCAAAACACGGAGGTTGTTTGCGAATGGTAACACGTATAGATAAGACAACATCAGTAATAAAAGGGGCATATGGTGATGATGAGGAGTTAAAAGGTTTTTGGTTTGCTAAGATAGAGCATTTATCTGAAAACAAAGAGATAGATGGTAAACAATACAATATGATTGTAGATTTTGAAATGAAGAAGGAATTAGCACATAAACGTAAGTTGTATGCATATATGGGAAGTAATCGTAAAATTCGCTGGGAGGATGGAAACGTGTGGTTACAAATGTATTGGGCGTAAAAGTAAATAGTATAAAACTATTTATTTTTAATTACAATTTAATAGAATGACATAAAATGCGTAAAAGAAAACTAAGAAAGAGGACTTAGTTACTGTAAGCAATACCAGCCATACCACTCATGACACGAAGAACGTTGTAGTTAACAGCGTATACACGAACCTTAGCGGTGTTGGTTCCAGAAACGGTAGCACTGGAAAGAACCAATTGAAGAACAGCGTTATCAATTCTGGAGAAGTTGCAACTTCCAGAAGGTTGGTGTTCCTCAGGGCGAAGAGCGAAGGAGTATACGTTGATACCAGCATCAGGAGCACGGGTGTGGTGTTGGTAAGGTTGAACTAGGTCAAAGTAAGAACCCTCACGTTCAGAGAATCTGTCTTGGCCGTTAAGTTGAAGCTTAGCGGTAACAACAGGATTCTCACCCCAACAGTGCATGTCAAGAGCGGTCTCAGCAAGAACGAAGGTACCAGCATCAGACAAGGAAGAACCTTGGTCTTGACCAGCAACACCGGAGCTTACATCACCAGCATCAGACAATTGGAAAACACCGCCAGAGATGACAGCGTTGGTTCCACTGATGGATTCATCAGAACCGAATGCGTGGATAGCGTTAGGAAGAGCATCAATAGCATCGGTGTAGTTGAAAGGTTGAGCACCCAAGGTCTTGTAAAGGGTTTCACCACCCTCCAAAGAAGCACAGTAGTCAACGTTAGCATCAGGTTGAACAACCCAAACCAATTCCTTACAAGGGTGGTTGAAGTTCAACTTGATCTTGTTGGAAGAAGAACCAACAGATTCATCACCAGTGAATTGAACTTGTTCGATCAAGTACTCGTGAGGATTTTGAGCCATCTTTCTTCTCTCGTCGGTATCCAAGAAGATATAGTCAACGTAAAGGGAAGCAGCAACAAGAGATTGTTGGTAAGCGGTGGAAACAGACTTGGTTCCGGTGGTAGCGCTAAGCTCGGAAACAGCCCATAGACACTCACCGATAGGTCTGAAGTCAATGTTGATCTTAACTTCGTGGTATTGAAGAGCGATCAAAGGAAGAGCAAGACCAGGGTTTCTGCAGTACCAGAACATCAAAGGAACGTAAAGGGTGGTCTCAGGAAGAGCGTTTCTAGGAGCACATACTTGGTTAGGAGCAGTGGTAGAAGCACAAGGTCCAGAAACATCAGCGAAAGCAGGGTCGGTGATGTAGGTAAGAGCGGTGGTGTTACCGATCATCTTGTAGTAACCAGCTTGTTGTTCCTTGGAAAGGGTCAATTGGTTCCAGATGTGCATCCAATCACCGTATTGACGGTCAATTCTTTGACCACCAATCTCAATCTCAACTTGAGCGATCAATTGCTCACCAACGAAGTCCAACCAACGAGCATATACGTTTCCGCTGCTGTTCATATCTTGGTTGATCTCAGGAAGAGTTACTTGAAGGTAAGTTCTGTAAGCAAGATCACCGTTTCTGCTGATGGTGCAGGTAACACGGCGACCGAAGTCAGCTTGACCAGAAAAGGTTTGTTCAATGGATTCCATTGCAAAGTTGGTGTGGCGTCTGTAGGACACCTTCCAGAAAGTAATCTCAGGGGTTCCGGTAAGGAACACGTCTTGTGCGCCATAGGCGACTAGTTGCATAAGACCTCCAGCCATATTTTATATATATATTAGAAAAGAAAAAAAATTTGAAAGAAATGCAAAAATAAATGAATATTTTTTGTTGGAAAACAATAATTTTGCACTTTTTTCCTAAATAAACACTTGTTTGGAACAAAAAAAGACGGGGTTAAATCGTTTGTATATACTTCATTATACAAAATATTTGTATATATTTTTCAGCTCCATATTTATACTTTCACATCATTTATGCTGTTAAATAAAATTCAATGGTCAAAAATAAAAATGTTATTTATTCGTCTTTTTTAGGAAGGTGTCTAAATTATTGTTTTCTAAAATAAATTGTTCCAAATAGTTTTCCTGAAATACTTCCTTTTTATTTTCGTGTTTTTTTGTGAAAATATATTGATGTTCTTGTTTTTTAACCGTCCATCCATTGTCTAATGCATTTGAAATGAATAATAGTTTTTGGAACTGCTTGCGATTAATGTTTTCATAATATGCGAACGGGTCTTCTATTGGGATTTCTTTTGTGGGGATTGGGCTACTTGACATATACACGCTATACACATTATGTATAGTGTTTATAGGAACATTTTACGCATTTATTTTACAAATTTCATCATTTTAGTGCCACATTTTTCACATACCCCAGATAATGCGTTACGTCCATTTTTTGTTTTTATTTTCTTGGTATCTTTCATTGTGCGTTTTTCTTTACACTTTACACAATACCCGATTTCAGTAGGAGTTTTGGATGCTTTCTTTGGTCCCATTTATACATTCTAAATACATTATTTATCTAGCCCATAAAATGATATAAAGTTCTTTATTTGCCAACATAGTAATTCTATCTCTACTTCAGAAGTAAAACTGGATGTATGGTTACCGCTATTTACAATGTAACGTTTACTAGTGTCTTTTCTTGCGATAGATAGTTCATAATCATCTAATGCTTTTGCTAATGGAAGTTTATCATCATCACGATTCAGTAACGTAAGAACAGGTATTTTTAATTTGTTTTGCTTTACCCCCAGGTATGGCATTTTATACCGTTCATTAAAGTGGCTATTCAGTAATATACATCCTTTTACATTATTAATGTTTCTTGATTGGTCCATAATACAATACAGCAACCCAAAAAATCCACCAAATGAATGCCCCATAATAATGGTATTGTTTTGTAATGGTTGTTGTGGAAAATAAGGTAAATAAGTAATATTCAATGGTATATCAAATTCATCACGCAGTGTATCTAGAAAGGGTTTATAAAAAGAATCCGGTATTTGAGAACCATGAAGGAAGCCAATCTGTAATACTTTTGGAGGTGGAATACGAAGAAGCCTACGGAAAAACCCATTGTAAGCCTGAAAATATACTATAAATAAAATACCCCATAATAATAACACAGTAAATTTAAACATTTTATCTAGATATACATATAGGCGTGTGTCTATACTTTTTATTATAATAGTATTTCAAAAAACATAAACGGAAAAAGGATAATAAATATTGTATTCGTTAGATACTTATACAGAATAGTATTCAAATGAGTTCTCACCAACGAATAATTCATACAATAGATGAAAAGCATACTACTATGTTAGACCAATTCCATAAAGATAGCGTAGAGACAATTCCAGCGTTACAAAAAGAAAAAGAGACCTTAAAAGAAGATATAAGAAAATTGGACCCGACAAACGTAGACAAGATCATTGAATATAAAGATAAGATAAAAGCAATTCAACAAGATATTAACCGTATTAAAATGGAAAAGAAGAAATATTATTTGGATAACTCAAAGTATATATTTGACTATTTTGAGCAAAAGAAGGATATTAATAATATTGAGAAGCCTAGCCAACATGATGAAGTAATCCAGTCATTCTTCAAAATAAAATCAAAAACACCAGAAGCATCTGACGTGCAAAATAATAAATATCTACAATCAAAACAATATTATACAAAATATTGGAGAAATGTGCGTAATGATATTACAAACATCAAAGACTTCATTGTTCCATCAGACATATGTATGTATTGTAGTGAAGGAGAATTAATCCCACAAGATGAGGAAGGAATATTGATTTGTAATAATGAACAATGTAGCAAGTTTATTACATACATAGTGGATGGTGCAAAGCCAAATAGTAAAGACCCCCCAAATGAAGTATCCTATACCGCTTATATACGATTAAACCATTTCAAAGAGATTTTATCACAATTCCAAGCAAAGGAAACAACACAAATACCAGATGAAGTAATGGACGCAATTAAGGCACGTATTAAAAAAGAACGTATTGAAGATGTTTCCACGTTGGATTATAATAAAATGCGTGATATTTTACGAAAATTGGGATTGAATAAGTATTTTGAACATATCCAATATATTAATTCATTGTTTGGTATCAAGCCGCCAGTAATGAATGAAGAGTTACACGAAACGTTGTGTGTGTTGTTCATTGAAATACAGAAGCCGTGGGCGGTACATTGTCCGCCAAATCGCACAAATTTTTTTAATTATACATATACGTTATATCAATTGTGTAATTTGTTAGATCAAACACAATATTTGCCTTACATACCAATGATGAAAGACCGGGAGAAACAATTAGAACAAGATATGATTTGGAAAAAGGTATGTGAAGATTTGGACTGGGAATATTTCCCAACAGTATAATGTCGTAATTGTAAAGAATGTAAAACATTGTAAAGAATATAAATATGTGTATTCATTTGTATTATGTATGCTACAAATGAAGAA